GATTTCGTCGGGGCCGTAGTTCCAGCAGCCAGTTTTATCCATGCGCAGGAAGCTGGTGCGGGTGCTGCCGCCGCTGCTGGCAATGTCTGCCAGGGCGACGTCGAAGCTGCCCGGGTCGAACGTGGTCAGGTCCATTCGTGTAGTCATCTCATCTCCGATATTTCAACAGTTCAATATTCGCCATCAGCTTTTCCATGCGGTCAGCGTCAGATGGCGGGGCCACCGGCAGGGGCGGCGCGATGGCTGCCCTCACCAGATTGGTTCCCGAGGATACCGCGACGATGTGCTCGCGCAGCTCTTCGGGCAGGGGATTGTGAGCCCGTTCGGCCATGGCTGGCGAAAGCAGACGGTCTTGAAAAATTTTGAGCTTGCGGCGGCGCGCGATTTTCAAAACTTCCTCTTCGCTGTCCCATGAACGGGTGGCACGCTTGGGTTTCAAAGCCCAGCCGGGGACGTCGATGCCGGCGGCGACGGTGGCATGCGCAAACTCGCGCAGGGCGTTCAGCCATTGCTCCAGCTGGTCAGCTCGGTCGAGCCAAAAGGCCAACTTCTCCGGCACCAGCTCTTGCACAATCAGCGGCGTCGATTCCAGCACGAGGCCGCGCAGCTTCGGGCAGACCGGGCGGGCCTTGCAGAAGCGGCACCAGCTGCCAGGGTTCAGGTCGGTCGAGCCGTTGATGGCCGCGGTGATCGCGGCCTGGGCCTCGCGGCCCCACTCCAGCACGCGCTCGACCGGGCAGTCCCAGCTGCGGACCGGCTCGGCCTCGTTGGGCGGCTGCACAACCGTGAGCCGTACGTGCTCGGGATAGGGCCGATCGTCGGCCAGCATTGCCAGCCACGCATAGCACATCAGCTGAGCATTCTCTGTGGGGTCCACCAAGATGCCGTAACCACACTTCAGATCAACCACCTCCAACCACGGGCCGGTACGGCAGATGAAGTCCGGGGTGCCAAACAGCAGCTGCGAGAAGGCCACCGGCTGCTCGATGTGATAGTCATCGGCCTCCTTGATCAGCCCGGCGACATAGTCCAGGTACGGCTTGAGGAAGAGGTAGTCTTGGCGTGTCATGCCCTGGGCCTCGACTTCCGGGCCCATCAGGGCGTTGGCCGCCAGGGCGTGCAGGCGCGTGCCCTCCTTCGAATAGTCGCTGTCCTCGCGGTTGGGCAGCTGCAGGCCGAGGCCGAACGAGCCGGTGCAGTTGATCCAGCGCTTGGCGCTGGAGGGGGCGAAGGGTGCGTGGGACATGTGGCAGCTCCAGGATTCACCAGCCATTGAGGCGGGCTTTGGCTTTCGGGTTCACATAGCCTTCCAGCTTGCGAAAGATGTCGAAGGCGCGGCCCTTGCGCTCGGGTGTCGCTTCGCGGTCGGGATGCAGGCAGCCGAGGACGATCTGGTACTCCTCCTTGGTCAGCCAGCAGTCCAGGGACTTGACCCGCACGGCGTACTCGGACTGCATCTCCTCGGCCTTGTGGATCTCCTCGGCAAAACGCTGGCGCTCCAGCGCCGCCTTGGCCTCCACCTCGGCATTGAATGTCGCCTGCAGCTGGACCCTGGCAAGGTTCAACTTCTCGGCAACCAGCCGGTCGATGCGGGCTTGTGCCTTCTCGGGCAGCGCCTTGATCTCGCTTTCAGTGCGCTGCTCGGCTTGCGGCACATGCTCACGGTCCACGAGCCGATGCAGCGACTGCACGTAGGGTGACACGTCAGTGCCGACCGGCACACGATCAGGAATCTCCGCGCCATGCTCGGCCGCCCAATCGTCACGCCGGCCACGGGGGGTCTTGCGCTCCAGCGTCTCACGACCGAAACCACGTGGCCACATACCGTCCAGGGCGGCCACCACGGCGTCGAACAGGTTGACTGTCTCGGGTTTGGTTTCCCTGGGTTTGGGATTCGCCAGGGTGTCGCGTTGGGCCTTGGCGATGGCGTTGCCACGTTTGGCGACCGACTTTATCGTGTCGTCGTTACAAACATGGGCCGGGCCCACGTTTGTAACAGCCATGTACCTTCGGGCCTGGGACCACTCGAAAGTACAGTTGGCAATCACCCAGCGCTTGAAAGCCTTATTGCCGGGCAGGACGGCGTTCACATCCTTCAGGCAGTGGCCGATCTGGCGGGCAATGTCGAGGTCGGTCTTGTTGATCCCTTCACGTTTGGCATGTAGCTCGTTGACCATCTTGGCTTCACGGGCCAGATCCAGGCTCAGGACTTCAGCGGTTTGCATTTCACGTTCTCCTTGTGAAAAGCCCGTTGCGCCTCCGAGAGCAACGGGCCTCGGCCTTTACTCTTGCCTAGGGGTCGAGTGAGTCAAGGCCGGATCGGCGTAGCGCTTGGTGTTCACCGAGATGAACTTGCCCTGCTTGTCGAGGACATAGAAACGGCGCAGGACCACGTTCGTCTGGTTGATCAGGGTCATGCGCAGGAGATTGCTGGTGGCAATCCCGTTGCCGTTCATCTTGTCGAAGTTGATGAGGATGCCGACGATCTCGTTCTGGTCGAGGATCTTGTGGCCGTTGACCAAGCCGTTGGTCAGCAACGGCCGGATCTTGCCCATGACGTTCGGGTCTTTCAACGCACGCTCGATCAGCGGCTTGACATCGACCCGGCCCTCCTTGACCTTGCCGACGGGGACGAGTTCTGACGGTAGCGGAAAAGAATCGCTCATTGGTTTCTCCTTGGTATGGGCGAGTGCCGTGCTTGGGGTATCACACCGCACGGCAAGGTGCTATCCGGTCAGAAAGGGACCGGAGCCTTCGGAGAATTCTGAGTATAGCCCAGGGTTTCAATCCCGGACAAAGCTATTTTCAGTACGGGCTGGTCTGGCAGACCACGTCGCCGTTGTACTGGCGGCTGCAGCGCGTGGTGGTGGCCTGGGCGACGCCGATGACGGCCAGGACGAGGAGGGCGATGACAAACTTCTTCATGGTTTCACTTTCAGGGTGGTAGATGGGGCCTCTGGCCCCGGTTAGGGAATCTGATTCTAACCCAGGGTTTCATGCCTGGAGTGTGACTTATTTCATGAACCTGCCACTTCCACGCCTTCCCAGGCATGGCAGGCCGGGCAGGACATCTCGCCCTCGACCATGTCGATCACGGACTGCGTGAGGCGCCAGATCGCGCCGCAGTTGCCGCAGGCGCACTTGATCATCCTGGCCTTCTGGGGCTTCACGGGCGACATCGACTTGTCGAGCTGGCTGTGGGGGAACTCACCGAAGCGGGCCACCACGCGGGCCGCCCAGGCCTGGGCCAGCTCCGCGGGCGGCTGCATCTGGGTCGGCTTGCCGGTCAAGCCCATCTGCCGGGCGATCGCTACCCAGCCGGCCTTGTGGCCGTTCACGCAGTCGTCCACGGCATGGGCCAGCTCGTGCGCCAGGATGGCCACCACGGTCACGCTGTCGGCGATCTTGGGCGAGATGAAGATCTCGTTGATGCCGGCCTGCGAGGCCGCACGCGACCAGCACTCGCCGATCCTGCGGACGGGCGAGCCGCCACCCGGCCAGCTGCACGACACCTTGACGGCCGGCACGTCCACGCCCTGCTGGCTGACGGCCGAGCGGATCACCTGGACCGCCCCTTCGAGCCACGCTTCACGGGTTACCTGCCTGCTCATCTCTTTGCTCCTGGCTGTTTAAACGATAAAGAGATGATAACCCAGGGTTTCATTCTTGTCTGTGCGATTTCGCACACTAGTGCCCCGGGCTGCTGGTGGACACGCCCGAGCTGTCGGTGACGAAGGGCATGTCCTCGACCGCCCAGTGGGCGAACTCGGCCGCCTTGGAGGCGTCCACGTCGGTGGAGATGTGGACCTTGCCGGTGTTGTTCTCGGCCAGGATGACCATGAAGACGGCGTCGACGCCGATCAGCTCGACGCCGCGGGCGATCAGCAGGGCGGCGGCCTCGGCGAGGGCCTGCATCTTCTCGTAGTGCAACTGCTCTTTGGTGGGGGGCATGGGATCTCCAGAGGGGGTCGGGAAGGGCCCTGGCGGGCCCGTGGTGGTCTTATCAAGGCTTGCGGACACGATTGTTGGCCTGCTCCTTGGGCGTCGCCCAGCGGCAGTTGCCGGGTTCATAGTTGCCATCGTTGTCGATGCGGTCCAGCGTGGTACCAGCAGGCCGCTCGCCCATGTCGGCCAGGAAGTTTTCGAAGACTGCCCAGGCAGCGCAGTAGGTGATGCCCCGGCCGCCGTAGCGGTGCCAATCGACGTTGCCCGGGTTGTCGCAGCGAGTCTTCATGCTCGTCCACGAGTAATGCGTCGGGGTGTAGCTCATGCCGTGCCGTAGCGGACCGCCCCTGAGGCATCCGCAAGAGGCGGTGGTCCTGAGGCAGTTGCCCGAAGCCGTGCCCTCGGTGCCGCAGTCGCAACGGTAGTGCCAGCGGGCGTTGCTGCCTTTGCCTTTGGGGGCCCGGGCCAGCACCACTCGCCGGCCCAAACGACAGCCCAGGAGGTTGTCGAAGTTGGCCATCAGAATTTCCCTGCGCACACTGGGCCCTGGCCACGCTCGATCGACTCCGGGTCCACAAGGTCGGCACCGCAGGAGCAGCAGCGGCCCGACAGCTTGCCGTACTTGCGGGCCGCGGCCAGCGGGTCGGCTTCCAGTTCGGTGAACAGGCCACGCAGGGCCCCGTCATCAACGCCAGGGCGACTCCAGAGGGTCAGCTTGCCGCCGTCTATCTTGCCGACCACCTTGTCGGCAGCAGCGTGCTTGACCCATACCAGCTGGTCAGCCTGCTTGCGCGACAGGGTCACGTCACCGATGTAGAACTTGGCGTGCCTCTGCATCACCTCGTGCAGCTTCGGCAGCAGGGTGTTGACCTCGGCCCGGGCGGCCGGCTGGGCGCAGGCGTCGTCGGCGCGCTGCTCGTCCGACTGCAGCGTCATGCGGGGCTGGCGGGGCTTCGACCACTCGATCAGCTTCACCGCGAACTCGCGCTGCTTGTCGCTCGCGAAGGAGCCGAAGCGCTCCAACTTGTCCGCGATGTCCCGGCACGTGCCGGCCTTGCCGGTCGCGAAGTCGTCACGGCGCACCTCGAAACGGCCGGCGGCTTCGCGGAGTTCGGAGACGCAGTGCATCACCTCGGGCACCGGCACGCAGGACGACATGTCGGCCTGGATGGTGCGGTTGAAGGTCGTGAAGCTGGCGGGGTTGAAGCTGGTCATGTTCTGCTCTCGGTTGCGGTTGGTATGCTGTTATTGTAGCCCAGGGTTTCAATCCTGGGCGTGATGTTTACACAACTTGCGAGGCTTTCTCGTGGGCCTTGCGGGCCTCGACAATCCGGTCCTGGCCGGCCTCGATCACGGCCAGCATCTGCTCGCGCAGGTAGCCCGGCTCCATCAAGCTGACCAGCTGCTCCAGCTCGCCGATCGTCTCGCCACGGATGATGGCCTTGCGGTTCAGGAAGGTCGCGTTGCTGTTGGTGGGGGTGTTCATGTTGCTGCTCTCGGTTTCGTGTTGCGATGTAGAGATTATGAAGCCCCAGGCTTCAAGCGTCAAGTGCATTACTGCACGTTTTCCAAGGTGATCACTTGGCGTAGGCACGGTGCTGGTGGTCCAGCTTGTCCCCGTCCTCATCCAGCTTCCTGGCGCAGTCAGGGCCGAAGTAAAACCAGCCCTGGGACACGCTCTCATCCCAACCGCACGATGACCACGCACCGGTTTCGTTGTTGAGGTCGAGCGGCACGCTTCGGGTGAGCTTTCGACCGCAGTGGTAGCAGCGGCCGGGCTTCGTGCATTGCTTGCTGTTGGTGCTCATGGTTTGCTTTCGTCGTCGTCTTTGGGCAGGGCGCGGATCAGGATCTCCAGGCCGGCAGCGGCGGCGATCACCGCCACGGCCAGGATCAGCAGCAGGGTCAGCGGCCAGGGCACGGCCTACTCCTCCACCCCGTCGAGCTGGGCCAGGGCCTCTTCCTCGTCCAGGCCGGCGAGCGGCCGGGCGAGGGCAATGGCGGCGGTGCGGTTCCAGCGGGTCTGGACGAGGCACTCGCAGGCGACGGCGTCGCTCACGTTGGCGACATGCCCGACCTGGAGCATCAGGTCGTAGCGCTTGGGCGTCGGGAGGAGCAATTGCATGGTGGGTTCTCCTTGTGAGGTGGCCCCTGACGGGGCCGGGGGTGGATCAGATGTTGAAGAGAGCCGGGCGCTTGCCGGGGGTGAAGCGGGTGCCGAAACCGTAGACGCTGATCGCCTTGCCGGTGGCCTTGTCCACCTTCACGCGCCAGCCCGGCACGTGGCACTGGAGAATCAGGAAGCCCGGGTCATCCTGCAGGATGGCCAGCAACTGGCCGGTCTTGACTTCTTGGGTGCCGTTGGCGGCGAGGACTTCGATGTGGGTGGTGGTCATTAAACAATCTCGCGCTCGAACATGTTGACGTCCTTGCCGGGGTTCGCTTCGGCGATGTTCTCCCACAGGCACAGGGCGGCGATCCCGACTTCCAGGCCGTCAGCCTTGGCGCAATCGAGGACGGCGGCGGTGATGTCGAGTTCTTCCATGTCGAGGCCTGCGGCGTGGATGCGGACGATGTAGCTGGTGGTCATTTGCTGCTTTCGGTTTCGTGTTGCGATGTAAAGATTATGCAGCCTGGGGCGTCACTTGCATAGTGCAATTTCGCACATTCCTGCCTGTTTAAACGCTCAAGTAGGGGCCGCGACACCCCCAACCCCACGCCGCAGCGCCCACAACCTGCCCCCAACCCGCCCCCAGCCGCGCCTGGGGGTTCACTTTCATAGCGGACACCACAACCACCACAGCCCACCACAACCCTTTTATATAGATGAATACTTTAAAAGTCCTCAACGCGCGCGCGCGGCGGTGCGCGCGCGCGTACGCGAGGGGAAAATGCACCGCACCCTAGGACCACAGGGTGGGGACGGTTGGGGTGGTTGTGGTGGCTGCGGCGGCCGGCGATGACCCCGCGGCCGGCGCATGTATGCTGACCAGTTGGGTGCGTTGCCCACGCGGCCTTACATTGCGGGCATGCAAGTTGCGCCGAATGCACCAAATGAGTGCGATAACCGCACAGGCGAACAGCTGGCGTTGTTCGGTGAACCTGCTCAAAAAATAAGCAGGACTAGGCCGCCCGGCGCCGGCCGCAAGGCCGGCGTGCCGAACAAGGTCACGCAGACGTTCCGCGAGACGATCCAGAAGTTGCTCGACTCGAACCGCGACAACGTCGCCATCTGGCTGCGGCAGATTGCCGAGGGCATCCCGCCCGTGATCGATCCGGCCACCGGCAAGGTGCTGGTGACGGGCCGCCCTGGCGATCCTGCGCAGGCGGTGACACGTCTCGCTGCGCTGGCCGAGTTCGCTGCCCCGCGCCTCTCCCGCGTCGAGCAGGTCGGCGAGGGCGGTGGGCCCCTCACCATCGTCGTGCGCAAGGAAGCCTGATGGACCTCGCGACTCATCCGCTCTACCACGATGAGCAGTTGGTGGCCGCCGAGACGGCCAAGCACGTGCGTGCCGGCCGCACCGTCTTCCAGGTCTGGCAGGCTGCCGGCAACGAGCGCGACCACTCCCTCGTCGTGCTCGAAGCGCTCGACCTGCCCCTGCGTGCGCGGGTGCTCTCGCTCGGCTGCGGCGTGGGTGGCATGGAGCGCTACTGGCAGGGCGCACGGCCCGACCTGCGCTTCACCCTGGCCAACCAGTCCGAGAGCCAGCTGCAGGCCTGCCTGTGCCCTGGCAGGCGGGTGCGCATGGATGCCGAGGACCAGGGGCTGCCGGCCGGCGGCGACTACCACTGCGTGCTGGTGGCGTACCTGCTGGGGCACGTTAGCCCCGAACGCGTGCTGCTCAACGCGGTGCGGGCGTGTAAACGCGGCGGTCTGGTGGTGGTGCTCGACGTGTTCGACGCCTCCGAAGACTTCGCCAAGGGCATGGGCTACGACGCCCCGACCTGCGACCTGATGCAGCTCGCCGGCTTCGAGGAGGTCGGGCAGTGCTGGTCGCTGGCCGACTTCGGCGAGGAGCCGCTGCCGGGCTGGATCCACGAGGCCGACCCACGCATGTGGGTGCGCCATGTCTAGCCTGTGGCACCTCACGGGCGGCAGGCCCATGCGCTGGCTGGGGGCCTGGGTGCAGGGCGACGGCACGCTGCGCACCTACTGGGTCGACCGCCTGGGCCGGCGCTGGGTGGCGGCCTCGGCCTGGGCGAAGGACAGGGTGCGGCTCGATGGCTGAGCTGGTCATCCCCAACGGCTTCACCCCGCGCGAGCCGCAGCGCGAGCTGATGCGCTACTTCGACCGCGGCGGCCTGCGCGCGGCGGCCTGCTGGCCCAGGCGCTACGGCAAGGACTTGACCATGGTCCACCAGACGGTGAAGGCCATGTTCGAGCGGCCGGGCATGTACTTCCACATGCTGCCCAACCACAAGCAGGCCAGGAAGGTCATCTGGGACGGCTTCGACAACACGGGGCAGAAGTCGCTCGACGTGGCCATGCCCAAGCAGATCCGCGAGCAGACCAACCAGACCGAGATGAAGATCACGCTGCGCAACGGCGCGATCTGGCAGCTGGTCGGCTCGGACTACTACGACTCCCTGGTCGGCGCGAACCCCTTCGGCATCGTGATGTCCGAGGCGGCGCTGTCCGACCCCAGGGCGTGGTCGATCTTCCGCCCGATCCTGGCCGGCAACGGCGGCTGGGCCGGTTTCATCTCGACGCCGCGCGGCTTCAACCACTTCTGGGACATCATGAAGCTGGCCAAGGCCAGCGACTCGTGGTTCCACTCGCACCTGACGGTGCGCGAGACGCAGCACATCAGTCCCGCGGTGCTGGCCGACGAGCAGCGCGAGATGCCCGACGAGCTGTTCCGCCAGGAGTACATGTGCGACTTCTCCGCGGCCAACGTCGGCTCGATCTTCGGCCGCTACATCGAGCAGTGCGAGCGCGAGGGCCGTATCGGCCCCCTGGACCTTGCCTTCGAGGGCGAGGTCTGGGTCACCTCCGACATCGGCTACCGGGACAAGGCCAGCTTCGTCTGGTGGCGGCGCATGCGCGGCGGCTTCGAGATCTTCCACTACGACGACGGCTCGGGCATGGACGCCGAGGACTGGATCCAGCGTCTCGCCAAGCAGCCCCACGCCGACAAGCTGGTGCTGCCGCACGACGCCAGGGCGAAGTCCTTCCAGTCCAAGCGCACCGTGGTCGAGACGTTCCTGGCCGAGCCACCCTGGGCCGGCTGCGAGGTGCGTGTAAACGGGCAGCGCCGCAAGCACGACTCGATCAATGCCGGGCGGCTGATGCTGCGCCGGCTGCGTATCAGCAGCGCGGCGGTCTGCGAGCCCTTCCTGGAGGCGATGCGGGCCTATGCCTTCCACTACGACGAGGCCACCAAGACCTTCTCCAGCGAGCCCGAGCACAACTGGGCCAGCCACTGCGCCGACGCTTTCTGCGAAGGGGCCGCCGTCCTGATGGAGCTGGAGCCGCCGCTGCCGGCCAAGCGCATCATCATCCCGCCGCTGCACCACAGCTTCACGCTGGAGCAGCTCTATGACACGGTCGGGCCACAGGCCAACAACGGGAGGCTGTGATGCCCGCCACCATTCCACCCAGCGACTCTGCGGCCGCCCCGCCGCCCGGCAAGGAGGCCCAGGCCGTCGACAAGGCCACCAAGCCCGGCGACCAGTCCAAGGTGCCCGAGGAGGTCAAGGGCAAGAGCCCGACCGAGCTGGCCACGCGCTGGGAGCGCGAGCTGCAGGCGGCCAAGAAGAGCCTGTCGAAGTTCCACTCGACCGCCAGGAAGCTGAACAACCGCTACCTGGACGAGCGCGACTCGGCTGCCTCCGACCCGGCTGACGCCAAGTTCAACTTGTTCTGGTCCAACATCGAGGTGCTCAAGGCCAGCCTGTACGCCAAGCCGCCCAACGTCGACGTCAGCAACAGCTACAAGGACGCCGAGGATGACGTGAGCCGGGTGGCGGCCAACATCCTGCAGCGGCTGCTGAACCATGACATCGAGGACGACGACGAGTCCACCTACCCAGAGATCACCAAGCAGTCGGTGCAGGACTACCTGATCGTCGGCCTCGGGCAGGTCTGGTACAGGTACGAGGTCGAGACGGAGAAATCGTCCACCGAGGCCGTCACCGATCCCGCCACGGGCGTGGTGCTGGCCGAGCCGATCGAGTACGAGGCGATCACCGAGGAGGACGCCCCGGCCGATTACGTCTACTGGGAAGACTTCTGGTGGAGCCCGTGCCGGGTCTGGCAGGATTGCCGCTGGGTGGCGCGGCGGGTCTTCATGACGCGCGAGGAGTTGATCGAGCGCTTCGGCAAGAAGATCGGCAAGGAGGTGCCCGTCACCAAGCAGAAGGGCAAGGGCGAGGGCGTGCCCAACGATCCCTGGGAGAAGGCCGGCGTGTTCGAGATCTGGGACAAGACCACGCGCTGCGCCTACTGGCACGTGCTCGGCTTCAACGTGATCTGCGACTACAAGCCCGACCCGCTCGGGCTGCGCGGCTTCTTCCCGTGCCCCGAGCCGCTGGTGGCCAACGCCACCACCACCAGCTTCATGCCGCGCGCCGACTACCTGCTGGCGCAGGACCAGTACGTGCAGATCGATGAGCTGACCACGCGGCTGAAGTACCTGATCAAGGCCTGCAAGGTGGTGGGGGCCTACGACAAGAATTCCACCGCCCTCGGCCGCATCTTCATGGAGGGCATGGAGAACCAGATGCTGCCGGTGGACAACTGGGCCGCGTTCGCCGAGAAGGGCGGCATCAAGGGCCAGATGGACTTCGTGCCGCTGGAGGTGATCGCCAACGTGATCCAGAGCCTGACCCAGCAGCGCGACGTGCTCAAGGGCAACCTCTACGAGGTGCTGGGCATTGGCGACATCATGCGCGGCATGACCAACCCCGACGAGACGCTCGGTGCACAGCAGCTGAAGGCCCAGTTCGGCGGCAACCGGCTGCAGTTCAAGCAGCAGGCGATCGGCGGCTGGGTGGCGAGCGGCCAGCGCATCCGCGCCCAGGTCATCTGCGACAAGTTCCAGCCGCAGACCATCATCGAGCGCTCCAACATCATGCGATCACCCGATGCCTCCATGGCCCAGGAGGCGGTGCGGATGCTCAAGGAGGCGGGCACCTCGAAGTTCTACCGCATCACCGTCGAGGCCGAGGCGATGGCCATGGTCGACTGGGCCCAGGAGCGCGACAGCCGCACCCAGTTCATGCAGGCGGTCGGCGGCTTCGTGCAGGCGGTGGGCCCGCTGCTGGAGCAGAACAAGTCCGCGGCGCCGGCCATCCTGCAGATGATGAAGTGGGGCCTGGGCGGCTTCCGTGTCTCCAAGGAGATCGAGACGGTGCTGGACCAAGCGATCGCTGCCGCGACGCAGGAGATGAACCAGCCCGAGCCGCCCAACATGGAAATGCAGGCCAAGGTCGACAAGGACAAGGCGAGCGCCACCAAGGACAAGAGCCAAGCCGTCAAGAACCTCGCCGAGGCCCACGTCAAGGGTGCAGAAGTTGCCCTGGCGGCCGGCATGGGAGCCAACGCCGGCCCGGGTGGCATGCCGATGCAGCCGCCGCCCTCGGTGGCACCATTGCAACCCGCGCCCATGGGTGGCGCGCCCATGCAATAGACGAAAGGACTTGACAAAATGGCAACCGCTTCCAGAAGGACCGCCCCCGAGCAGGGCGAAGGCAACCACAAGCCCGAGGTCGAGGGCAAGGCCGAGCACAAGCCCGAGCACGGCCACAAGGCCGAGCACGAGCATGCCGAGACGCGGCCGATGGTGCATCGCCCCGAGATGCCGCAGCGCTTCTTCACGGGTGGGGCGACCGCCGACGAGCGCGAGGCCTGGATCCAGGCCAACTGGCAGGGCGAGTACGACGACAGCGAGGTCGACACCCGATGACCATCACCGCCGTCTCCACCGTCGCGACTCTGCCCGGCCTGATCATGTGCCCGAGCTGCTCCTCGGCGCTCTTCAAGCTCGACTACATGGCCGCGCACGAGCCGCCGCCCGAGCACCTGCGCATGAAGTGCTTGAACACGCGCTGTCCCGAGCTGGGCAAGGTCAAGCTGGTGCCCGTCAAGCTGGTCGAAGTCGAGGTATGCGATGCCCCAGACCCCGACGCTGATTGACACGCTGCGCCGCGGCGGCACCGAGGCCCTTGGCCACCTGGACGCGACCGGCCAGCTGCTCAAGGGCTTGGCCCTGCAGCCGGTGTCCGGGCTGGCTGGGGCCTCCCAGGGCATCGCCGACCTGCTGCGTGGCAAGGGCCTGGACGAGAGCCTTGCCAGCGCCAACAAGCGCATCGAGCAGGTCCAGGGCTGGGGTGGCGGCCCGCAGACCGAGCGCGGCGGCGAGCTGCTGCAGACCATGGGCCAGACGCTGGAGCCGGTGGTCGAGAAACTGCACGCCCCGGCCGACTGGATCGGCGAGAAGAGCCCGCTGGCGGGCGCCGCGGCCATGGGCTTCACCGAGCTGGCCGACCCGACCAAGTTGGCCGGCAAGGTCAAGACCGCCAGCAGGGCGGCCAAGACGGCCATCGAGACGGCCAAGGCGGCCAAGGGCGGCCTGCGCGGCGACATCGAGGCGGCTACGGCGGCGGTCGAAGGGGCCGGGCACACTCGTGCCCGGCAGGACATGACGCCGGCCCAGGCGACGGCCGCCGGTTTGACGCCTACGGTCGACAATCCCCAGCGAGTGGCCTACCCCGGCATCTACAAGCCCTCCAGCCAGATTGCAGAGGAAGCCAAGGCCCTGGTATCGACCGAGTCGCCATTGCTCAAGCGCCTGTTCGGGGTGACACGCGAGGATCTGCAGGGGATGTCGGCACGGCAAGGCAACATCCAGGATCCGATCAGGGAACTGATCCCCGGCGCGGCGGCCAAGCCCAAGGGCAGTGCCGCCGTCCAGTCGATCATGACGCCGGCCAACGTGGACCGCATCCTGTCCGGCGTGACGCAGACACGTCGCGTCGCTCCCGAACTGGCCCAGGGCATGCAGGGCTGGTACGTCATGGACCCGCTGTATCACCGGATGGTGGAGCTGCACGGTGGCGACGAGGCGGCGGCTCTCAAGGCATACGACCGGCTGAATTCATTTGGCGGCGTGGAGTCGCCCAACATGGCGGTGCCGAACGAGACACGGCGGGCCTTCGCGGCCAACTACCTGCAGCAGCAGGGCCGTTTCCCCGAGTGGATGCAGCACGGCGGTACGCCCGCCGACATCCGCAACCGCCAGGGCCTGTTGCCGGATCTGGAGACGGTCCCGGGCCGGGTGGGGCACCAGCGCGCGTCGGCGGCCCAGCAACGCATCATCGATACGGGTGAGCACGGCATGGACTCGCCGAAGGCTCCCCTCTACATCGCCGCCAGCGGAGTGCCGCAGGGCCGCTTCCAGACCAATGTGCCGGTGGGCGATGCGCACTTCTCCAGGGCCTCCGGGCTCGCGGATACACGCACCAGCAAGGACTACGAGGCCAGCATTTCCACGCCCGAGCTGCAGATGCTGTCGCCCTGGTTCAACAAGGAAATCGCCGACCCGCTGAATGTCGGGGCGGTGAGCGGGCAGGGCGAGATGTGGGGCGTATTCGCACCCCAGACCGGCGTCAAGACGCAGATCGGGGCCCCCAAGCTGGAGATCATCGCGGACCTCATCGGCAACCGGGCGGGCAAGCTGGGGCGGTCCGACCTGGAGAACCTGCGTGACGAGGTCCTGATGGGCAAGCAGCACCTGGGGCGTATCACCCCCGGCGCAGCGGCGGCCACCGGGGCCGGCGCGGCCGGCACCGCAGCCATGCTCAAGGCCCTGAGGGAACGTGAAGATGAAACCGTGGGAGCACCCTGATGCCTTCCAAGACCCCGACCCAGGCGCGTTTCATGGCCGCGGCGGCGCACGGCTGGACACCCGACAAGGTGAAGGCCCCGCCGAAGGAAGTCGCCAAAGAATTCAACCGTGCGGATACGGGTGGCGCGAAGTTAACGCAGGCCGCCCTCGTAAAGCATCTGCGGAACAAGTGATGTCCACGTACACCTGGAAATGCCAAGTCTGTGCAGGCACGCTGGAGGCGGCGATCCCGGTTGGTGAATACGTGAAGCATCCACCGGCCTTCTTCCATTGCTCCAAGCAGATGGAGCTAGCGTCGCTTGTTGTGGGCTTGCTGCCGGGGAGTGGCCCAGCGGCAGTTGCCGGGCTCATAGTGCCCGTTGTTGTCGATACGGTCGAGCGTAGTGCCGACAGGCCGTTCGCCCATGTCGGCCAGGAAGTTGACGAAGACAAGCCAACGTTCACAGACCTTGATGCCTCGGCCATGCCAATAGCGGGCGTTGTTGGTGCTTCCTCGGCAACGCTGGAGCATGGACGCCCAGGTGCGATAAGTGGCCGTGGTGAGGCGGCCAATGCGTGCGCCGTGCGTAAGCGACCGCGGCCCGATTTGCGCGGCCAACTCTTTTTGGAGACATCCGCAACTTCGGGTGTTTCCGGTAGTGAGCAGGCCCGAGCGGCACAAGAGCAAGGTGCCGCAAGCGCAGCGGCAGTGCCAGAGCCAACTGGTGCCGTATTTTTCGTTGCTGCGAGATACGACGGTGAGGCGACCGAAGCATTGTCCAACCAAGTTTTTAGAGGCGGTCATGACTAGGCGTCGGTTTATTCAAGACAGAAACACGCTGGAGCTTGTCGAAGTGGCGGAAGGCTACGCGCAGCTTGTCGATGCCCGGGCTTGCGATAGCGCGCTTTGGGGTGACCGCAGCTATGACGGTTTACGCGCCACCGACGGCACTGACATTTCGTCTCGGTCCAAACATCGGGCCTATATGAGGGAAAATAATTATACAACGGTGGACGACTTCAAGGACACCTGGGCCGAGGCCGAACAAAAGCGCAACGAGTACCGCACCACGGGGCGCGGCGGCGCAGTCACCCGTGAAGACATCGCCCGGGCGCTGGCCCGGCAACTGGACATCTGACCATGAGCACCGACACCCTGCTGGACAAGTACGCGAAGCTCGGGCACCCCGGCGGTGACGTGACCGACACTTTGTCGTCCTCGCCGATCGGCACGGCCGTGGTGCCCGCGGCCGACGCCCGGCTGGCCTACTACTCATTCGGTGGCGGGGTGCCTGCGCCGGTTTCAGGGGATGTCGGCGGTGGCGGTGGTGGTGCCGTGACGACCTGGAATCCGGCCGACAAAGCGGCGGGTATCACCCTGTCCCAGGGTAATCTCCGAGCAACGTCGACAGCTAGTCTCAGTAGTGTCCGAGCTACTACGGGCAAGAGCACAGGCAAATGGCAGTTCGAGTTGACTGCCCTGAGTAACGGCTCCTGGCTGGTCGGCTTGGCCACTCTCGCAGCCAACTTGACGGATTATCCGGGCCAATCCTCGGCGGGCTATGCCTATCACTCGGGTACAGGCAACAAGTACAACGGTTCGGGCGGCGTGACTTACGGACCTAGCTACACCAATGGCGACGTGATCGGGGTGACGATCGATTTCGCTACCTTGGCAATCGTGTTCTACAAGAACGGGGCAGCGCTGGGGACCGCTTTCACGCTGGCTGCGGGCACCTACTACCCCATCATTGGCGTGGCTTCGGCAATCGCTCCCTTGGGCGATCTCAACACCGGGGGTAGTCCGTTTGCTTATCCCGTTGCTGGTTTTTCTGCTTGGGGCTGATGAGGAACGGCGCATAAGCGCTTAAAAAGGACAAATTCATGGACCCCGACAACGACCTGCGCGCCGACCTGGAGTCGGCCATCGACAGCGACGTGTCGGATGCGGGCGGTGAGCCTGCCCCGAGCGACCCTGTTTCGGCCCCGCCCGAGTCCACGGGCGAGCCGTCCGCGCCCCGCGAGAGCGCCGACGGTAAGGTGCGCGACAGCCTGGGTCGTTTCGTGCCGAAGGCGCAGACCGGCCAGGAGGCCCCAGGAGGCGCTGGAACGCTTCCAGCCGCCCAATCCACTGCCCAGGCCCCGATCGCCTCTCCTGGGGCCGTCCAGGCCCCCGCGCAGGCCACTGCCGCGCCGCCATCCTGGTCACCTACCGCACGGGAGCACTGGGCGTCGACCCCAGCTCCCGTGCAGCAGGAGATCTACCGGCGCGAGGTGGAGATGCAGCGCTTCGCGGCCGACACCCATCAGGCTCGGCAGGTCGCTGAACGTTTCCAGCAGATGATCCAGCCGCACATGGCGACGATCCAGGCCGAGGGCGTGGACCCGTTCACGGCGGTGGGCAACCTGATGCAGGCCACCACCATCCTGCGCATGGGCACGGTGGCCGAGAAGGCCAACCTGCTCTCGCACCTCGTCAAGACCTACGGAGTGGACATTGGCGCGCTCGACTCGGCCCTGGTCGGCCAGCCGGTGCAGGGCCAGCAGGGCCCCGACGTGTCCCAGGCGGTGCAGCAGGCGCTCGCGCCGCTCTACCAAGCCGCCCAGGCGCGCCAGCAGCGGGTGGCCCAAGAGGCCAGCTCGCAGGCCATGGGCGAGATGCAGGCCTTCGCGGCCGACCCGCAGCACGAATTCTTCGGCGACCTGCGCCTGACCATGGCCGACATCCTGGAGGTGGCGCAGCGCCAGGGCTACCCGGTGACGCTGGCCGAGGCTTACGACCGCGCGGCGATGCTCCATCCCGAGGTCAGCAAGGTGATAATGGCGCGGCAGCAGGGCGCAAATGCCCGCCAGCTGACGGCAGCCGCCCAACGCGCCAGGGGCGCGGCGGTGAGCGTCAAGGGGGCGGCCCCTGTAGGCAACCCGAATGGTCACGAACCAACCTCGATCCGCGAGTCGATCGAGGCGGCCATCGAAAGCCATTCGCGGTACTGAGGCGTAGTAGAACCAACCCGGAGAGCAGGTAGAACCAACCTGCAAAGGCGGCCATCGAGCGCTCTTCGGGCGGCCATCGAAGCGATCTCAGGTGAGAAGTCAAGGTGCGCGTGTAAACGCGCTGGGCCTAACTTTCATCTGTGGAGTCCACGATGGCCTTCCCGAACGTCTCCGACATCGTCACCACGACGATCCAGTCGCGCACCCGCAAGATCGCGGACAACGTGACCAAGAACAACGCCCTGTACATGCGGCTCGACCAACGCGGCAACCGCAAGACCTTCTCGGGCGGCAACGTGATCTACCAGGAGTTGAGCTTCGCCCAGAATGCCAACGGTGGCTGGTACTCCGGCTATGACCTGCTGCCCGTGGCAGCCTCCGATGTGCTTTCTGCGGCTGAGTTCACCATCAAGCAGCTGGCCTGCCCGGTGACCATGTCCGGCCTGGAGGAGATCCAGAACGCCGGCAAGGAGCAGATGATCGACCTGCTGGAGGCGCGTATCAACGTCGCCGAGTCGACCATGGCCAACCTGATGGCCGAGGGCATCTACTCCAACGGCACGACCTACGGCGGCAAGAGCCTGACCGGCCTGGGCGCGGCGGTGCCGGTCGACCCGACCACCGGCATCTACGGCGGCATCGACCGCTCCAACGTCTCGTGGGCGTTCTGGCGCTCGGCCGTGACGACCGCAGGCGCGGCGCTCACCAATACGACCATCCAGGCGGCCTGGAACACCATGTGGGGCAGCCTGATCCGCGGCACCGACCGGCCCGACCTGATCGTCTGCGATAACACCCAGTGGGGCGTCTATCTTGCGTCATTGCAGGCGCAACAGCGCTTTACGCAGCCCGACGTCGGCAACCTGGGTTTTCCGTCGCTGAAGTTCATGGACGCGGACGTGGTGCTCGATGGCGGTATTGGCGGCTTCTGCCCGGCAAAAACCACCTTCTTCCTCAATACCAAGTACATCTTCCTGCGCCCGCACACGTCGCGCGACATGGTGCCGCTCAACCCGAACAAGCGCTACGCCGTGAACCAGGACGCCGAGGTGTCCATCCTGGCCTGGGCGGGCAACCTGACCTGCTCCGGGGCGCAGTTCCAGGGCCGCTTGATCAGCCCGTGACGGGCTGGGGCCGGGCGGGCGTTTCTCCTTCGCTCCCTCGGACTTTCGCCCGGCCCGCTTTTGTTTACACAGGAGTTGACACATGCCTGCAGGACTCCCCGGCGCGACGCTCGCGCAAAACTCCAACCCGACCCAGGGCCCGCTGGTCATCTTCGACCTGCTCTCCGGCCCGAAGGGCTCGCCCTTCGACAAGGACTCGGCCGGCAACTACTCGACCGGTGGACTGTCCACCGGCATCGGCTACGGCTCGCCCCCGGTGCTCGACCCGATCAGCAACTCGCTCGTCAGCAACTCGCTGCTGGGCATCCGTGCGGCCGGCTTCGATGACGACGACACGCCCGGCGCAACCAAGCTGGACGGCACCGCGGCCACCAACTCGACCTACATGTACATCGGCGGCGGCAGGAGCCTCGCCAACGCCGACGCCACCTCCAACCCCTACACCGCCGGCTACGGGATCGGCGCGGCCGGCAACGGCGCGGCACGCGACGCCGGGGCGGGGCCTGCCTTCACGGGCTTCCAGCTCAAGATGGTGACGGCCACCGGGGCCGTGGCCAACGCCGCGGTGGTTGAGACAGGCTTCCAGAACCGTTCGGGCCTGCCCATGGTGAGCGGCCAATCGGTGTTCGGCGCATCCACGACCGCCAGCGCCGCGGTGGCGTGACGCTCTACTCGCGGCGGCGATTGACTCAACAAATCAGGAGAACCCAGATGGCCCTCGACGCACAAGCCGTGCAGGACATGCAGAACAGTGCTCCACCGACCGACTGGTCGAAGTTCGACCAGGGCCTCAGCCCGACCGAGTTCGGCCGCGGCCGCTTCGAGCATGACAGCGTGATCCACGTGCGCTTCTTCATGCTGCCGCGCATCGACGTGCCGGCCTCGACCGAGGCCAACCGGCCGATCTACAAGGACATTCCCTACATCGAGCTGATGATGCCGGGCGACAAGAACAACATCCCGGTCGAGCCGGTCTGGGAGCAGCACAAGCAGCGCTTCCCGGAGCACTGGCAGCAGTTCCTGCGCGGTGAGCAGCAGCAGATCGTCGGCACCCGGCTGACGGCGGCGCCGTTCCTGTCCCCCGGGCGCGTGGCCGAGCTGAACTACCTGAAGATCTTCACCATCGAGCAGCTCGCCAACCTCAACGATGCCTCCATGCACTTCATGGGCGCGCACGAGTTGAAGGCCGAGGCCAAGCGCTACCTCGACAAGACCGGCAGCAACGAGGCGCTGCTGGAGCGCATCAAGGCGCTGGAGGCCGCCCTGGCCGACAAGCCGCTGACCACCAGCGAGCCGGCCGGCTACGGCGAGGACAAGCCGAAGAAGAACTTCCGCTGAGGTCGAGCCGTGACAACCTACTCGATGACCAACTTCTCGACGCTGCAGACGTTGATCAATACCTGCTGCGCGTTGCTGTCGTTGTCGCAGCCGAGTGACGCGGCCGGCTCGCCCGACCCCAACGTCGTGCTGATGCGCACGGCGGCCAGCCTCGCCTCGCTGGAGATGCTCAACGCCTACGAGTGGGCTGACCTGACCAAGCGTGGTTCGATCACGGTGGTGGCCAGCGGCGCACCCCCGCCGCCGGGCGAGTCCACCGAGCTGGGCTTTGCGCTGCCCGAGGACTTCTTCCGCTTCATCGACCAGACCCAGCAGCCGCTGGCGATCGGCCCGGTCACGCCGCAGGGCTGGATGGTGCACGCGACTTCGGCCACCTCCCGCCTGACGTGGCAGGTTCGCGAGCGGCAGATCTTCTTCCTCAACCCGCCGCCTGCACCCGGCCAGGACTTCAAGTTCATGTACCTGTCGCAGGCGCTGGTGCGCGACGCCGACAACCCCGACCTCTTCAAGAACGTCGCCACCAAGAACGGCGACGTGTTTGTGCTCGACGGCATCCTGATGGCGCTCATCACCAAGGTGAAGTGGTTGGAGGCCAAGGGTTTCGACTCGGCCGCGGCGCTGCGCGACTTCCTGCTGGCCTTCGACTCGCGGGTCGGTGCGCAGAAGGGGGCCCATGTCCTCAGCCTCGTGGGTGGCCGGGGCCCCTCCTATCTCGGCCCGGGCAACGTGCCCGAGGGCTCGATCTACGGCATGCGCTGAAAGGACTCACATGATCGTCATCGGACTCTTGATCGCCGCGCTAGTGCTGTTCATCCTGGCCGCGCTTAACTGGCCCAGCACCACCCCGTTTAATCTGGTGGCCGCGGGGCTGGCCTGCTGGGTCGCCTCGCTGCTGGTGGCGCATTTCTGAGGTGACGCCATGGCCGCGTCCATCCCGTCCGACTGGGTCTTCACCAAGACCCTGGAGATGGTCCCGAACCCGAACACGGGGCAACCCGCCTTCAGCCGCTGGACCTGGATCTGCACCGACGCCCGCGGCAGCTATGTCTGCTCCTCCGGGGCCGAGGACGACTGCCGGTCCCAGGCCCTGTCGATGATCCAGGCGCACACGCAATGAGCCTCGTTCCCTACGCCCACCCCCGCCGCACGATCCCGCGCCGGTCGAGCGCCACCCAGACGCACTCGGCCTACGCCTTCAGTGCGCCCTCGCGTGGTATCGACCTCAGCCAGCCGCTGCCGGCCGGCAACCCCAACACCGCGATCCGCATGGAGAACATGGTGCCGCGCGTGGCCGGCTGCCAGACCCGGCGCGGCTACCGGCGCTGGGCTTCGAACCTCGACGGCGAGGTGCGCTCGCTGATGAAGTACCAGCCGGCGACCGGCCTCAACAAGCTGTTCGCGGCCACCTCCAGCGGCAAGGTCTACGACGTGACTCTGCAGCAGCCTTCCAGCTTCAGCCCGCTGCCGGTGCTGACCGTGCTGGGTGGCCAGCCGCCGGGCGAGTGGACATCGCTCAACTTCGTCACCTCGGCCGGCGTCCACTACCTCGTGGCCGTCAACCCGGCTGGCGGCTACTGGACCTATGACGGCACGGTCTGGTTCGAGCACTTGATGGGGCCCGGCTCGGGCCAGACGGTCGACGGCGTCAACCCGAAGACCTTTGTCTTTGTCACGGTCTACCGCAACCGGCTGTGGTTCATCGAGCAGAACACCACCCGCGCGTGGTATTTGCCGACCGGGGTGATCGCGGGAGTCGCCAAGTCGTTCGACTTCGGCGCGATGCTGCCCTCGGGCGGCAAGCTGGCGGCGCTCATCAACTGGACCTACGACGGCTCGGGCGGGTTCGGCAGCGCCGGCATGGACAACAAGCTGGTGGTCGTCGCGACGCAGGGCGACGTACTGGTCTACGAGGGCGAGCCGGAGACGACTCCGGTGTCGTTCAAGGTGGACGGGCGCTGGTTCATCGGGCGCGTGCCGGTCGGCAACCGCTTCTTTTCCAACTACCAGTCCGACGTGATCCTGCTCTCCGAGCGCGGCATGTGCTTCATGTCCGAGCTGATGCGCGGCCAGGGCTTTTTCCAGAACCCGCAGATGGCCCAGGCGGTCAACTCGGCGCTGGCGATCGACATCGCCGGCTCGCTCGACGCGCGCTACTGGGAGGTGCGCTTCGCGCCGCACGAGCAGCTGATGATCATCAACCGGGCCGAGATCGACGTGCAGAACCTGCAGTGGGTCTACGAGGTGAACAACAAAGCCTTCGCGACCCTGCGCGGCATCCCGATGGTGACGGTCGAGACGTTCGGTGCGTTGACCTTCTGCGGCGACCTGGACGGCCATGTCTGGCAGGTCTTCGAGGGCGCTTCGGACGGCGCGGTGGACGACGTGCCCGGTGCCGACCTGCAGGCGGTCTGCGTGACCGCCTTCAACACGCTCGGCGAGGGCATCCGGGTCAAACGCTTCCTGATGATCCGCCCGAGCTTCATCTCCGACTCGCCGCCGGGCATCCAGGCGGTGCTCAATAGCGAGTGGAACACGGGCGTCACCGGCAACGCGCCACCCTACCTCGCGGTGGGTGAAAACTTCTGGGATTCGGGCAAGTGGGACGTGGCGGTCTGGTCCGGCGCCGGGCGCGGCTACGAGTCCTGGCTCGGCGCGACCGGCTCGGGCCGTTACGGTTCGCTGGCGCTGCGCATCCGCGCCGCGCCCGACACTGTCTTTGTCGGCTGGCAGGCGCTGGTCGAGGGAGGCGGCATCCTGTGAGCCTGCATCCGATCACCGGCAAGCTGCTGGAGCTGTGCAACGGCGACGCCCAGGCGGTGCGCTTCATCGAGGACTTCTGGTCCTTCTGCGTCACCTGGGACGACCTGATCGACCACGACAAGCCGTTC